GTGCTACAAAACGAGCATTCTTTAGGTTCTTATCGCGCTTGGCAATTAAGAACTCCTCTGGTGGCACATTCTCGATACAGACCTTGCCGACTTCTTTTTTCTTCTTGATGACTACATTGTAAGAAAGGATAGGCATACCCATTGGGTCTATGCCGACTTCCTCGGTCTCTTGGCTGATTAACTCCATCTCATCATCTGCGAACATGAGAGTAAGTTCTTCTGCGTTTAGTCCTTTGTATTCTTCCTTAGTAGGATCTTCGCTATCTTCCCACCAATACTTAACGATTCCATTCTTTTGTAGAAGTGCATCTTTCATCCAGTTATGCATGAGGATAACGCCATCGTTATCGTTAAAGAACACATAATTCGTAAGTTCGGTAGCTTGCTTGGCGAACTCCTCGTCTCCTGGCATCCTTGGCTCGAACCGACCTAATTCGTCTGATCCAGTAAAGATACGCATGAGTTGAGGTAATGCACCATCTACGACCTCGGCTACTTCGCCTGTTACGATCTTAGAACGACCATCTATCTCGTTCCCATACTCGTAACGATTGTAGTAGTTGATCGCCTTTGTGCGTTGCTCTACTGTTTCGGTCTCTACATAGCCGATAGCATCGTCTATCTCTGCTTCGAGAATGACCTTTAGTTTTTGTTCATCCATTTATACGATCCATGAAGTTTTTACTGTTATCGGTTGCGACCAAGTAGTGTTTTGTTCCATTCCTAATGCAAGATACCTAAACGAGTCTGATCCATGACTAGCCCAATCGTGCATTGGCTTGTCGAAAAAGACATTACGCTTTTCATCGTAATCGCGCCTATAGTTCCTAAGACAGTCTAGTCCTTGCTTTACCTGTGGCATATTAAACCAACATCTCGGTAGGAGTCTACGAACTGCCTGAATACCATCATCTACAGAAAGTCTTGGCAGAACCCGAACATCTAGCCCAGCTTCTCTCAACACTTCCAATCTGCTTTTGCCTGTGCCTAATTCTCTTACTTCCACATCGTGCGGTAGGAGTTGCTCTGCTTTCTCCCACTTGTTATCTTTTAGCCAGTTGACATACCAATCGAGTCCTTGACCATGATTCTCTACATAATCTAGCAGTCTTACTTCTTGTCCTGTTGCCTGTGCCACCCATATTGCTGTGCTATCACCCATGCCCAAATCCCAAGCCACATAAGTTCTACAGAGATCATCTCTTGTAATGTCGCAAAGTCTACCTTTTTCTTCGAGGTCGTTGATGAGTTTGCCATAGTAACTCCCCTCTACTGCTGCGTTAAAACTACACTCGAACTCTTGGTTGTACTTATCGTCTCCCATCTCTTTTCTAGCAGACAGTAATTCTTTCTCGTCTAGCAAGTTTGTTTCGCTTGCCTTGAACTGTAGTGCTGCCCATCCTTCTTCTTTACCGGCTCTGTCGAACAAGTCCTTAAAGTGGTTATTGCCTTTAGGTGTGCCGATAAACAAGCACGACCCCTTCCTATCGGCTAACGCTGGTCGGATAATTTCATTCCAAATCTTAGGATTCTGATCGCCAATTTCGTCTAGCACTACAGCATCGAAGTATTGTCCACGAAGGCTGTCTGGGTTATCTGAGCCGTAAAGTTGGATTCTCCTTCCGTAAAAATCTACTCTTAATTCCGCAATATTAGCCGTTGCCTCTAGCGGTCTTACGAACTCTGTAAGGTAATCCCAAGCCACCCTTTTAGCCTGGCTATATGTCGGTGCTATATACGCATACCGAGGGTTTGGCTTGTCGTTCTTCATAGCACTCTTAATAAGCTGATTGAGTGCTGCTACTGTTTTTCCCATCCTACGATGTGCCACTCCAACTACAAAGCGGTGTTTATCCATCGCATTATGGATTATCTTTTGCGGTTCTCTTGGCTTGTAAGGTATGGTTACTACTCTAACCACTTGACACCAACTTCACCAGAATGTTCTATAGCGTTTGTTTCTTTCCATCCAGCCCTAGTCTTTAACCAGAATATAGCTGCTGCTGTATTGCCGTTCTTAGCCTGTTGGAATAGCGTTTGACCGATAGACGCATTGGCATCTGTCCGACCATCCTCTAAGTCCTTCTTGTAGTGCTTAACTAGAGTGTCATCGCTGATCTCTAGCTTACTAGCAATATCTACATATTTAATTCCTACAGCACTAAGGCTTCGGACTAACTTTCTAGTTTCTTCGGTAGGGATATGTTCTACACCTTGCATATCATTCCTTTTCTAACTCCGAAAGTACAGCCTTTTTACCTGTAAAGTCTTCCCAACGCTTAACTATGACATCACAATATTTAGGGTCTAACTCCATACTTCTATTAACCCTACCTGTTTTTTCACAAGCAATTAAAGTAGAACCGCTACCACCAAATAAATCCAAAACAATGTCTGAGCCTTTTGTATTGTTTAATATTTGATATTCCATCAGTTCTACTGGCTTCATAGTCGGATGCAAATCGCTTTTAGATGGTCTTTTGCATTGAATTACAGTAGTTTGTTTTCTGTCTGTAGCCCATAAGTGTGCAGCGCCTTCTTTCCATCCATATAAACAAGGTTCATGTTTCCAATGGTAATCAGACCTACCAAATGCACTATTATCTTTATTCCATATTAGGGTTTGGCGAATTCTCCAACCCATGTCTCGAGCTGCTCCCCTAAAGTTGTAACCTTCTGTGTCTGCGTGCCATATGTAGAACACAGCACCAGCCTTCATCACAGCGTCAGCAGCTATGTAAACATCTTTAAGAAATTGTCTGAATTCCTCATCAGCCATTTCATCATTTTTAATTTGGTCTCGCTTTTTGCTGCCGCCTTCGTAGGCGATGTTGTATGGCGGGTCAGTTACTAGCTGGTCTGCTAGTTGACCATCCATCAGTTTTTCAACCGCATCTATGCTTGTGCTATCCCCACACATAAGCCTGTGGTTGCCTAATATGTAGATGTCCCCTAGCTTTGTCTTAGGCTCATCTGGCACATCAGGCACAGCATCTTCATCCGTAAGCCCTTCTGTTTCCTCTATAGGGTTTAGCAGGGCATCTAGCTCATCAGGATCAAAACCTAACAAGGAAAGGTCTATATCGTCTTTTAAGTCTTGCAACTCTAGCGACAGCATACTTGTATCCCACCCTGAATTGAGTGCGATTCTGTTGTCTGCCAAGACATAGGCTTTTCTTTGTGATTCTGTAAGGTGTTGTAGTTCTACAACAGGCACTTTATCCATGCCTAGTTTTCTTGCTGCCATGAGCCTTCCATGACCAGCTATAACTGAGTTATCTTTATCTACAAGAATAGGGTTATTAAATCCAAACTCTTTTATAGATCCTGCTATCTGTGCCACTTGCTCATCTGAGTGGGTTCGAGCATTTTTAGCGTATGGAATCAGCTTTTCTACTGATTGCCACTCAATTTTGTTTGCGCCTTGCATTCCATTCCTCTAGGGTTGATGGTTGATGTAGGGGTTTATTCTACCATTTAACTTTATCTGCCCAGTACGCTGCACTCATCTTGCCTTTAGCGATGTTACTAGCGTGTCTTGCTTTGAATGATTTGCGTCTTGCCTTATCTGCTGCCGACTCGCCCTCTCTTGGTGGGCTACCTGTCATGCCTTGCTGACCGAATCGGATGGTCTTTACCTTATCTCCCTCTTTTGCCACGACTACATGGCTTTTAGTGGGATGGCTAGGTGTTTTTTTGGGTTGATTAAATCCTTTTACACCCATTCTTTCAATAATGGATGCAGCTTCTCTTACTTTCACTTCTTGACTCGCATTGATTTACCGGCTTCCGACATCGCAATTGCAATCGCCTGTTTAGGGTTCTTAACGACCTTACCGCCTTTGCCTGAGTGCAGTTTGCCTGCCTTGTACTCGCCCATTACTTTACCGATCTTTTTCTCAGCTTTGTTCATATAAATCCCCTAAGTTGTACTTGCACCAAATGAGAGGTGCTTCTTCTCCATCTGCCATGCCTCTAGCCATACGCTGTTGTATGGAAACTACAGTTGCACTAAGGTTTGTTAGCCCATCTGTCATATCAGGGTAAACCCTATCTGCAAATCGTTTAGCGTTTGCCTTACTTGCCTCGGTCTCGCCCTCTGGTGTGTATCCGTTGGAGTCGTGATCTAGAGCTAGGAATGTTCCATCCCTGTAGCCTATAGGAAGCCCTACAGCCTCTAATCTCTTGGCTAGGTCGGTATCCTCATACCCCCATCCCCAATACTTGTTAGAGTAGCCATTAGCTGCCTCAAAATGCCATTTACGCATGACTGCTACTGCTGCTAGTCCGTATCTCTGTGCCATTACTACTCGGTCTGTACCATGTCCTACTGGTCTCTTGTCCATGCCATGCCAAACAATACGGCTTGGTAGGCTAGGTTCGCTGTAGTCTGCCCACATTGGTAAATAATCTACATCGTGAAAGCATACATTATCGATCATGCCTGCTATGGCTGTATAAGCATGATTGACTAATGCGCCTCGGTTAAAAGGTAGGTCATCGTCTTGTTCTGCAATGCAAAATAGGGGTTCGATCCCTAGATTGTTGCGTCTAAAGTAGCTGACAGTATGAGGGAGCATCTTGACTAGATGCGCCTCTCTGTCTCTATATGGGATTATTATCCCTAATCTCAAGATTTCTTTTTGTAAGGTTTAGCAGTCTTAGCAGCTTGTTTAAAGTCTGCTGCGGAAGGTGCTGCTTTGCTACCAGGCTTATTCATCTTCTCGCCTGATCCTGCCTTGATGCGTTTGCGTTTAGCTTGAATATTAGCGTAGAGTCCAGTTTTCAATCTTCTTCCCCTTCCATGTATTCTTCGGCATATTCTGCGCCTTGGGCTTCCCAAGCCTGACAGCCATTTTCATTGGAACATACAAAGTCAAATATAGCACAATGCCCCATGCCTTTACCAACTCCGCATTTAGCCATTTCTTCGCCTTGCATATAGTATTCGCAGGCTTTGCACTTACCTTCGCCATCCTTGCGCGCACCATAGTTGGCGGTTAGGATAGCCTTTTTCTTGTTGCCTTTGTTTATATCGGCATCAACTGTAGAGAGTGGGCAAGACTCGGTATCGGACTCTAATAGACCGCCCTCGGACTTCTCAGCCATCTTAGGCTCTTTGCCTAGCAGACCGATCATTATCGACATACCTTTTTCTTTCATATCGCACCCAGAAAAAAAGCCCTATTGCTAGGGCTATAAAGAAGAATCACTATTTTTGGGTGCAATGACCCAAACAAATTATAAAACATTTTTAGGCTGTCTACAATGAAAACAAATAAACTTTTCATTATGTCCTTGGTTATAGATTTGGAAGTATCCACCTTTGGTAGTCTTACGCTGTTGGCATTTTGAGCAGATCCGCAAGGTGATTACTTTTGGCTCTCTTATCGAGTTGGTCTTGGAGTCGCTTTTTAGCATTGTGTAGGTCTGTCTCGAATCGTCTTGTAGATATTCTAAGTGTATGGGCTAGTTGATTCTGACTAGCATAGGGATGGCTCACATACCGAGCCTTTAGTATCTTTCTGAGTTCTAAGGGTAAACCCTTAATAGCATCTTCTATTAGCTCACCATCTCGATTGTCAGGTTCGTAGTGCGGTTCTTCGGGTGCGTATAGGTTGCCTAGTTCGGGAATGTAGTTCTTTTCAAATGATCGACAAGTAGAGTCTGGCTGCGGAATAACTGATCCAGAGACATACCAAGCCCAGTTTCTCAAGCGGTCATCAAGTGTCATTCACATTCCTGTATTTAATGAACTGTATAATTGTAACTATTTTCTTAATGGTTTCAACTATCTATGAAAAATCAGTACGGATATTACTTGACCGACCAAGAGTTTGCCGACAAATGGAAGGATTTTCCTAGTCCAATGCTGATGGCAAACGAGATAAAGATTAGCCCTAGAGCCGTACAGAATAGAAGAAGGTCTGTAGAAATAAGACTAGGGGTTAAGTTAGAAACACAAATAAATCTAAGAGACGATCACAATAAAAAACAAAAAGAAGAACGGATTGCCAGGCTAAAAGCAAAAAGCGAAAACAGAATAGAACAAGCACCAATCTCAGTTAGAAGGGGTACAGCACTTGATAAAGGTCGTATTATTGTTTTTAGCGATGCCCATTTTTATCCTGATGACACTACTACAGCT